GGGTGAACCCTAACCCGATGGCGGTCTGTCTTACGGTTAAGAATCCATTAGCTGAGGTTTCTTGACCCATAGACCATAACTTATAACTAACTGCAATCGCGCTCCGAGTTGGCATCCCATACTCTTTAGCTAAACTATTATAATATTTGTAAACCAAGGCGCGGGGATATTTTGAAGCGACTTGAGATAAAAAAGTTGTTTCCTGAGATGACCAATTGGCATGGGGTTTTGATTGGCTAGGATTGACTGGGAATAGTTTTCTGTACTTCGTGGCGACGGCTCGTTTTTGTCTACCCATCACCTCTGCAATCTCAGAATAACTTAACCCTTGAGTCTTTAAAGCTATTAACTCAGAAATAGCTGAATCATCCCAAGTTTCTGCTTGCATTTTAATTTAAAATAGACCTTATTATATTATAACAAAAAAGTACCTGAGTTTGTAGAGCATCTCAGATACTTTTAAACAACCACACGCACTAGGAGTAAACAACAATGATTATACAACAACTTTGTCTGTTTGAAACACAGCCATCATTAATTGATTCAAACGAAAATTATACCCCATCAGATTTAATCGGTTTAGTCCACAAGTTTTATGGGCATCCTGAGTTAGATCCTTTTAGCTGTGAACAAGCTAATCAAATTATTAAAGCTCAAAAGATATTTACAATTCAAGATGATGGATTTAAACAGAACTGGAGACGGGCTAAAACACTCTGGTTGAACCCTCCCTACAGCGCGGGATTTATTGAGAAGGTTGTTGATAAATTGATTGCAACATTGAACGAGACTGAAGCGGAAGCATTCTTGTTAACCAATACCGACAACAGTACAGTTTGGTACAAGAAGGCTTTGAATCGGTGCGATCGCTTCTGCCTGCCGTCAACTCGGTTAACTTTTTATTCCCCAAAACGGGCAGTGGAAGGGAAGAAACAAAACCAAAACCGATTCTCCCAAACTCTATTTTATTTTGGATTGCAACCTCAAAGATTTGAGGAAATTTTTGAGGGTTGGGGAACTGTTTGTCAGACTTCTAAATGGTAATTACAATTAAATGGTAAACATGGATTGACGCTCTAAAAAGCACCTCTAAATTAATAGCGGTGCTTTTTATTGGTTAAAGATTAGAAACCCTATAACCTACGTCTCAAGTATTCAGCTAATAACAAAGCATCCGCCCGCCCGTGATGCTTCTTTAGCTTCAGTTCTTGAGACTGACTAGGGAACAATTGGAGAGCCTTCTCTCTGGATGCGTCCTTATTTGTGCCAATCAATCCGAAGTATTTTTTCCACGCTTGCGGTGTGACAAGTTCTACTGGAATATTTAACGCGGCAATGATTCCTAGCCAGATGCCGTAACCCATTCCAAAGTTAAACATCGATGTTACCCCTTGACCCGGCATGGCGTGTATATTTTCGATAATGATTATTGAGTTAGGGTTAACCAGTTGACTCAACTCAGTCGCCATTAATGTAGGGTTTAGCTTGGTTTTAGACTTGGATTTTCCTGCTGCTTTGGAGGTTGTTGTAGTCGTTGGGCAATCAATAAACTTAATCGTGCCGTCTAAAGAGATGGATGCGATCGCTCCGGTTATCCCTGGATCAATTCCGATAAAAGTGTTGGTCATTTAAGAAATATTCTGAGATTGTATTAATTCCCATCCGCAAGGGATGTTTGCAAAATCACACATTTTGTCGCTTGCTCCCGACGAATAAACCATATCCCCAACTCGAACACAACTTCGGGGTATGAATTTCATTATCCGATCTTGAAACCACTCACCATCAAATTCCGATCTATTATCGGGGTTGTTGCAATGTTCAATAGCTTCGGATGCTGTGAGGTAGAAGGCGTTAAACTCACCCGATGAATAGGCAAATGTAGCCCAAAAAGATGATGTATTACGATAAACGTTGATCATTTATCCGTTGTTGTTGTAAATAGTTGATAACAGATGGGCTATAGTCAAATATTAAAATTCTTTCAATTGCCCAACAGAAGTTGTACTTATCAATTTTTTCACCAAGTCTTCTGCTTAGAATTTTAAATATTATTCTCATTTTATCGCCAATATAAGCAGACCCATAATTTAGATTTTTGGCAATCTCAGGATAAGTATTATCGTTTAATATTCCCTCGATAATCTTTCTAGTCAAGCTATCAAGATGTTTTCCGGTCTCGGAAAATACCAAACTATCAACTAACCAGATATATTCTAACTGTTCCCTAGTCACCTATAAAATCTCCCTCCGCATGGTAGATCCCATTATGAATTTTAAAACCTTCAATATTCTCGGTTTCAATATCCGAAAAACTTACCCGTTCACTAACCATCCAGATTAGTAATTTTTCTAAAGTGTCAAAAGCTGGAAGGTGTGGCAGTTCAAGCCTTAATCTATCGGGTGTTCCAAAAGCACCTTTAAAGTGAGTGCTGAATTTAAAGATAGAATAATGGCGATCGCTTACCCCTCTTGATATTTTTTCCACTTCATCGAGTAGGCATCCTAAGTTTTCCATCCTAAGTTTTCCATCCTTTCTTAGCACTGTTGGCATTTGCAAAAGCTATATGATCTCGCGTTATTTGCCACTCGTAACGAGGTCTTAGTCCCTCTCCAATCCTAACACAATCCGAGTCTGTATCAGTCAGAGGAGTCACACCATTCTGATATTTGAACAGGGTCTTAGTCACCCAGTTAATATCTGTTAGTTGTTGATTTCCCCCGCGCTTTTTTGCTGTCTCAACAACTAATTCCGCGATCTCTGGATATTCTGATTTTAATTTTGCTTTTGCCATTAAGACTCCTGTTCGTTATAGGTAGTTTTCTTCATCCCTGAGTTAATCGGATGGGTATTTAGCATAAGGGTTTACCGTTCTGTGATACAAGACCATTAGAATCCAGTCTTTGTTTTTGGGGATAGGATTGGGTTCTGGGATGGACAGGATTTGACTGTAGACTGATTCAACTACTTCTGGGTATTTCATGGGTTTATTGTGGGGTTTTTAATATTTGCTGATTTTTGGATAACTGAAACAAAGTTTTGTTTTGTAATTTCCTCGCCTAAAATATTTCCAAAATAATTGAAAATACCCTTAGCGGTTTTTTGTACTGAGCCAGAACTACAATCAAGAAGGTGAGCTACATCCGAATATGTTTCTCCTAAAAATATTCCTCTAATAACCTCTTTTTGTTTTGGGTTAATTCCTTCTGTTCCATCATAAAGAAAACTACCAACCAAGTAAAGAAAATTAGAGGATTCTAAAATTCTTAAACTTTTCTCGTGAATGTCGTTTTTAAATGAATCATACCTCCACCTAGGGCATTTCCGACTCAATAGAACAGATGCCAAAAAACGAGAAAATCCTTGTATTCCATTTTGCTTCACGATAAGATTTCTATAATATTCTTCCTCCTCACTATTTAATTGATCGGGAGGTGTTGATTTATTTGCCCTGTTTAGTAATGGCTTGAGGTTGTATATTAAACAGTTCTCGTGATAGTTTATGTGAGTCACTCGTCTGTCAGCATAAACTTTTCCTATTGGGCTTTGATCATCAAAATACATAACATAGAAATAAAGTTTACACTCACTGCATTCGTCCAACAACCTCAATCGAAAAATCTTGTCGGAGTGCTGTTGTACTCTTGATCTAACGTAGATAGATGAGCCTATGTAAAAAACTTTTTCTACATTACCTATTCCATAAATACCCGGAAAATTGACTAGCTCTTCTTGAACTGTGTAATTCCAGTGATTAGAATTTATGGGTATTTTCTTTGATTCCGTCAAGAATCGACTGCACAATTCCTGCTCTAACTCGTTACTATATTTTACCATTTTGGATTACCACCATTAACGGCATCTAAATCATTATCCTCCTTTTTCAGTAAAAAATTAACACTTCTAAATCCATTGATCTCTTTAATAAGTTTTTCCCCAAATCCGAAATTCTGGAGTTCATCAAATATTAACTCAGTATTTTCAGCGCTTAAACCAAACTGAGTTCTGAGTGATGATTTACGATAACAGTCACGAGCGGGTATTGGTGTACCCGTAAAAATCTCTTTGATAAATTCCAATACAGCTTGAGCCGATTCTGAAAGTGTTTTATCCGGCAATACTTTATTGGCTGTACCATTCCACGAAGGTTTGTATTTGGCTTGTAATTCAGATTCAAGGCTTAATCGCTTTTGTTCATCCCAATTTTTTGTGATATAAAAAGCTATTTTTGCCGATAAATCACCGATTGATTCAAGGTGTTTCTTGACGTGATGTTCCCAATCACCTCGATTATTCCAACGCCTCCAAAGGTCTTTAGATTGACCTATATAGAGGGGATTTTGATAGCCGTCAACGAATACACAGTATACTCCTGCTTCGTGTTGTGGTAGCCATTGCAAACCACTGGGATAATCAATAGATTGCCATGTGTTGCAATCTAATGGGTTTATTGATTGCAGTACACTAGGAACATCTTTTTCAATCTTAGGGAGTGAAACCGTCTTAACGTCTATGGGTTTGTTTAAAAAATTAGGATTCAATAAACCTTCGGGGGCATTGCCTTTTTTTCTATACTCAATATGATGTTTGTGGGTTGGATGTTCGGCGATTTGATGTTGATTTGATCCACAAACAACAACAGGATAGGGAGCATTTTGGATATATTGAAATTCAGGGGTGTCGTGCTTCCATAGATTTTGAATTTCATTCCTAGCACTAGCGCCACAGAGGATTAAAAGGAAATTATTTCTAAACTTACCATCAATCCCTATGGCTTCAGTATTATGAGATTGCATAAAACCGATTAAACAAATATCAAATTTCCTGGCGTTAGAAAGTTTCCGAATCGCATAGGTAAAGGTCTTAACTC